CCAAATAATACTGTGTCTCTCATCTAATTGTCCCAATGCCGAATGACACCACTAACAATAAAGATATTAGTGATAAGGTAAGTAGCAAATATGATGCTACGGACAATAATAATCGCATTGTCGTATCGTTTTGTGGTTTCGTCATTAAATGATCCTAGTGAATACTTCCATACTCTAATAAATCTCCTCACTTCTTTTTCTTCCTTTTCTTCTTAGTAGGTTTAAAAGCACCGAGGGATCGAAGTAAGAACAGTGTGAGTACTGTCCAAAAAATTACATACCAACCATTCATTTCATGCAAAGTTTAAAGCTATGGTAATACGCTCCCCATCAAATGTTGATGGTGGAACTGAGTGTTGCAAGTTAGATCTGAAGATAACAACAGCTTTCTCTTGCGGTGGTGCAATCAATACATCCTGATTTAATGGTGTTGGTTGCACTTTATTCTTAGGTGGTAGCATACTTCCCATATCAGGACGCTTAAAGTATGTACCAGCAGCACCTTTAGGTACTTTCACATAATATATTGCGGAGAATATATTATATGGGTGCATGTGGAACTCTTGATACTTACCACTCTGATATACATTATACCATGATTCTGTGCATTCGTAAACATCATCCGAACCATAGTGTCTAGCGAAGTCATGTACACACTCAGTTACCTTATTAATGAGCATAGTGAATTCCAAATACTCCGTAAGGTCAGTAAGGTGAAAGCAATTGTCTGGTGATGATGTACCACTCAACCAACTCTCAGTGTTACCTTCCTTGAATACTCCATGCAATTCATGTATTTTACTACATATTGCCGCATTCTCTTTATCAGTCAATAGATTAGTTGCCGCATATAATCCCACTGGGAACACATGCGTCACATTATTATTAACTTTGTGCACATTTATATTACTCATCTAAGTCAGGCAACTTCTTTTCAACCCAATGATCCGTGTTATCAATACCAGCAGCAGTAACATAGCGCATAATATGCTCATCTATTTGATGATAGATTGGATGTAGATCCAAGTCCATATTAATATCATGTGCTATCTGTGATACTTGATCTGCTGAGAAGCAATGATCAGGATGTAATAGATCACAACACGGAATTCTTTTCTCTATTAGTTCGTTGAGATTAATCCTAATCTCATAGTCTCTGTATACAGGCATAGTATTAAAGGGGTCTAAAAGGGGTCTAGGAGACCCCTCAAGGGGTCTATCTAAGGTAAAGGTATGATCCCGCCCAGTCTGCTCTAGTTAAGCAAAGGGCATAAGATGAATCATCTAAAAGGTTGTAGCGCACATGCTTTGCAGGTTTTGCCCATGATGCTGGTTTGTACACATCACCAGTCTTTCTATCTATGAAAGCATGTACTGATGACTGGTTATCATCCGCAGTAATCTTGATGTACTTGCGTCCTTCTTTGATGTTGAACACGGTACCAGAGTGAGGATACTTGCTGTTTACGTCCTCTTGAAGGATTTGTCCAAGCTTATGCGCTCTCTCGTAAACTGTGTCAACAAATAGTGCTTTAGTCATGGGGTTCCTTGATTGATATACTTATTATAGTGCATCATGGTGCGGATGGAAGACAACATGTGACACTCATTTAAGTGTCCTCATCCTCCCAATCCTCATCCCAGTCTATGCTATCATCAGCATCTTCCCAGAATTGCTCATAACACTCCGCATCCTCCTCATCAAACATAGAGAGATGGTGGTTCAATATTATCTTACCTTCTAAGGATCCAACACTTATAGTACTATCTCCGTCATTGATACAGAACCCACGCATCAACCAACGTGTTAGTTCATGCTCTGGATATGCTTCCATCATGAGATCAACCAACTCCTCGAACTGTTCGCGTGGAAGATGCTTATATTCAGTCCATGGATGACCTACGTTCTCCTGCCAACACGGAGTATTTCCATCACGAAGTTCAAGCACGATCAAATACCTCTATTCTACCGCTTATCCACTGATGAGCATAGTTAATTAGTTCATCCTCTAGTACCATAGGTTCATTCATAAACTCAATGAGATATCCTGGTTTCTCAAATTGTAGCACATCAAAATCATTTATGACACGTCTAGGACATCCCATGGGTAATTCTATGTTACCATACATAGCATCCTCCGTAGTAACCAGTATAGAATCAGGTCGCATGGGCATGAAGTGCGTTTCTTTATCTACCTTATGTACTTCTCTACGTAAATTTGGTATGTGGTCTGCGTCTGGATCCCATCCAACACAAATGGCACCGCAATTATTTGTCAGTGCCGTAAACCTAGTGATACCAGACACTCTCATTGATGTATGAGATCCTGGTTTATAACGTAGATACTGCGGATATGAAGCAGTTTCGCTCATCCATACACCATCAGTGAACAGTAAGCATCTACTATGTAAGTAAAATCTTGTAAGGAATTCCCAAGGATACTTTGAAGTATCAAACATCTGCTTGATCATGTCAACATGATGTTCTTTAACATATACTTTGTGCTCTTCAGGATCATCTCCGAAGAACTTAAAAGCTTGCTGGCATCCTTTATGATATAGTACGGTGAGGTTCTCGAAAGTATCCCTCACTGTGATCGCTGGCATCATCTATCTACAATTTCAATAAGACCATCTTCGATTTGTTGTAACCATGTCCTACCAAATTCAGCAACGTCTGGTTCTTCTCTTGTAAACTCTATCACTATTGTGGGTTTGTCTACTGTGATTTGAACCATTGTTGGATCTGATATAGCAAATGGAAAGTGTTGTGCTAATTTCTGTTGATTATACCAACAGTCATGCATTGGTACCAGTATACTACCTTTTCCTGTTGGTGTAAAGGCCCCATTCTTCTCATAGAAGTATACTCTTCTATTAGTGGCATGTAAATCCTCAAATCCCTGACATGAGACTACACCACCCTCCTCTTCAGATATTAATCTTGCAAGACCTGGGAATCTAAAATGCGTGTATGCACCATTGTGATACACAAAAGATTTATGTGCGGGACGCAAACTGTCACTCTTCCATGTACTTCCGAACATGACAGTTCTATGATGTACTTGTAATGTCTTACCGAATTCTCTTATTAAATCCTCATTCTTAGCAACGAGCCCTTTCTTATTATTCTTAATATGATCTGCAAGGACATCACTCTGTGTGAACAGAGGTATCTCCTTAAAAGGATCTGGATCGTTACCAAATATCTTTTTCCCTTTACGTGCGTCTGTAGTACTAAAGACTGTTAACCCATGAGAAGTAATACTCCTACCAAAGGAGTACTGTGCTATCCTTGAGTCCTGAGTTTCTGCAAATTGATACATTGCCTACTCCTCAGTTGCGGCATCTTCTTCTGCTAGTGCTTGTGTAAGTGCTTCAAACTGAAGGTCGAAGTCATCTTCATTATAAACATTAACAACTTGGGTTGTGTTTATTGCACCAACAACAGGATCAACATGAGTAGAATCTGCTCTTGCTACTGCTTCTCTATGGCGCATCAAATCTTCCATAGGAACTACTTGTTCCGTATCAAGAATATTATTGAGAGCAATAAGAGTACCAGACATATCACACTCTTCTAATTGAATGTTCTTAACTGCCTGATATACTGCTTCCGCAATCTGAAATCTTAATGGTTCCTTATCTTCAGGTTCTAATGAATCTAGATCCATAGGAATAGGTCCATACCATTCATCATTCTTCAATGTCCCATCATTATAGAACACCTCAAATGTATTGTCTTCTGGATTGAAGTTAGTTGCTTTATAAGTTGGAGCTACATCAGCGTCCAATCTAAATTGTACGTCGATGTTCTCGACATTTGTTGTAGTCATTAGTTTACTTGTCCACCGTTGATTGTACCAGAGGTCAACTTGTTTATATAGGAGACTCCATCAATAGCATTTCCACCAGAGCCAGGTGTTCCTCTTCCACCTCCACCTTGAGCAGATGATCCCCATCCACCACCTCTACCTCCTGATACTGAACCACATCCTGAAGCTCCCCCACCATTTCCTGGTGCGTTTACGGAACCATTTTGACCATTGTTTCCTCCTGTTCCTCTCTGTCCTCCTGGATAGCCAATACCACCACCTCCACCGCCTCCTTGTGACGTTGAGAAATTTTGATATGTTGCTTGACACTGACTTCCCTTCATACAACCATATTGTCCTGTATTCTGATATGTACATTGCCCACCACGGCCACCGCCGCCGCCTCCACCGCCTCCAGCGATTTGACCATTATTGATAAGAAGAGATTCTTCTCTTACATATAGTGCAGTTTGTCCGTTCTGTCCACCATTGGTATTAGATGTATTTTGTCCAGATGAACCATTACCACCTTTACCCATTATACGTCTACCACCACCAACAACGATTAGTACCTTAGATCCACCAGTTATATTAGGTATAGTTACATTTCTCTGCCATGAATTTATATACACAACACCATAAACATCAGCACCACCCTGAGTATTATATCCAGAATATGATAGGGCAGTATCTAAGTCAAATGTATAACCATCAGCTGCTATTGTATTATAAGATCCTGTTTGTAGATCATCAGTATTAGATCCTGTACACTCCATCCATCTAGTATTAACTGTCTTAGCTGATGAACCTGCGTTATTATTATTCAGATCAAATTGAAATCTATACACATTACCTTTATGTACTTCTCTCCAAGTACCACCACTCTTAATATAATGTTGCTTAGCTCTTCTCCAAGTACCACCACTATCTTTAGCGTGGATAGAATGAGTTGGTTCCCAACTACCACTCCTTTTTATCCATGCATTACCACCAAGTAGCTCTGCATATTGATTAGAATAAGGTAATCCCATTAGTATCTATACCAAACATCTCCATTTGAACCACCAGAAGGTGCACTTGTACTTATCCATCTTCTACCGTATGCATTTGATTCATCACCGATAGTAAATGTAACTCCACCTGTAGTTGAGTTAACAGATCCATCGTGGAAACCTGAAGGATTAGCAAATGATGTTACACCTGTGTTACTAATAGTGATAGAGTTTGCACCATTAGAAATACCAATACCTGAACCTTGAGATAGGGTTGCTTTAGCAAATCCACTCGCAGAACCAATCAATAATTGACCGTTTGATAGTGTTGATGTATTTATTCCAGTACCACCATACTGTCTACCAATTGTGGTTGCGTTCCAAGTACCTGTTGTGATAGTGCCAATAGTACTAAGATTAGATGCAGATGTTAATGATCCAAGAGAACCTACTGCTCCTTCTATAGTAGCTTGAGTAGTAGCATCTACAGCATCAATATTCTTTAATGTACATGTACCAGAGTTATCATTGATGAACCATGTTGATCCAACCTTGATGTCACCACCATCAACCTCAAGATCATTATCAACCTTAACTGTTGAGTTCCTTAAAGTTAATGTACCACTGGTAGCACCTAGTGTTAATGATGTGGCAGCACCACCAATATTCAATGTTGTTGCAGTAGTTTGAATTAAGTTGAAGGTTGTCTGGTTAGTAGTAATATCACCACCATTAACAGCTATGTCATTACTGAATGTAGCAACATCAGTAACACCTAGTGTACCACCTAAAGTAGTGGCACCTGTTCCAACTTGTAAGGTTCCTAAGTTGTTAATCTTAAGACCTAGGTTGTTACTCAATTCTAGATCACCAGTACTAGCAGTAGTACCACTACCACCAGTAATGGACATGTTACCAGTATCACTTAATCCAAACTTAACCCAGTTACCACCTAGATATGCACTACCTAGATATCCTCCTCGTGTTGGATTCTCAAGTAATTTCCAGTCACCTGTAGCACCTTGTGTAGTATTTGATGGGTCAGTACCTAAAACATCAATATTCTTTTGTGATTCAGATGCAGTACCAATAGTAATATCAGCAACTGTCATCTCAGAATTAAATGTTGATAGTCCTTCTACCCTGAATTTACCTCTAATTTCAGTCTCAAGACTGTTAGATTCAACAGTAATCTTATCCCTAACAATGATCTCATCATAGGTAGGACGTAAGTTTGCAGTCTCACCAACAATGGATAATGTAGGAGTATCAAGGTTTGCTTCTTCA